GGGCGGAAAGCCCGCTGGGCACGCGGCCGGTATCTCCGCTGTGAATGTGTGTGTCACGGATATAAGGCCGGGGCCGCCCATAGGGGCGTCCACCTTGTCGAATTTCATGGTAGGCAGCCAGATCCAGAATGTTCTATAATAGCCGGTGGCCCCGATCTGGGAGCCGGTAAATCTAAGCATGGCCATAAGCGCGTTCTGGGCGCTCAGGTCATCGAGAAAATTATCATCTTCATACCTTGGAAAGGTAAAGCTACCCGTGACCTTGCGTTTTTGATCACGCCTGGGCTCCGCGATATAGAGGCCCGAGAGGCTGTCCCGCCCCTGGCCCATATTGTTTTCAATCTTGATCTCAAATTCCGACACACCCTGCGCGTCCGCATCGGTCAGGGCGGTTCCCGCCGAGTAATCGTCTATCCAGAGCACCATGTCCTGAAACAGGATGGACTCCCAGTCATTGTTATAGATAGTCCAGGCCGCCGAGGTTGTGTTAACCGCGGAGCCCCGGTCAAGATCATAGGGGATCATGTCGAGATCGATAGAGACCCCCTTTGAATCTCCCTTGATCGTGATGGTGTTTATCATGGTAGAGATAAACTCCCAGAGCGATACGCCCTTGTCGATACACAGTGTCCCCCGCCGCACCTTCTGATCACCGGCGAGGTAGCCGGCCCCCGCGAGGATGCCGTCGCCCGCGAGCCAGGACTGTGTATGCATATTGTCCGAGGGCTCAACTGTATGTTTGTATACGCCGGCGGCCACGGTCTCCGGAGAAGCGCTATAATTGCAGAACCCCAGGGCCGTGCATATGATGGATTCCATGCCTCTATACACGGCCTCCATTGCCACTGGCCCGCCCACAAGTTTACTTATCACATCACTTGCGCCGTATCCGGCTTTGTGGCGGATTACATTATCCAATTCCTTCTCAACATCCCTGGCCAGGCCCTCCGTAAGGAGGGGAAACTGATCCTCGGCCACGCATTCTATCGGCGTGCCGTAATCAGACTGATCCGCCTCCCTCTTCCACGCCGCCAAAGATGAAAATCCCGCGCCGGTAGTCATGGTAAAACCTCCCTTCTGTCAGTTAGCTCTTAGCCGTTAGCTATTAGCTATTAGGCTGTCCTTCAGCCTATTCCTTACTCTTTACTGCTTACTGCTTACTCCTTATTCCTTACTTCTTTCTCTTACGCCAACACTGATGCTGCCCTTGCATTGGTGACATCGATTTCCACTTCGCAATCCACCGTGCCGTCATGGGTCCATGTTGCGCCATCGTCAACGACCGTGTCCAGATCCGCCGTTGGCCAGACAGGCTCGCCTCCGTCCGAGTTACCGGCAGAACTGCAAACGTATTTAAAACCATTCTCGGTGGCAAGCGGCACCACGACGTCGCCCAGGGCGTATGCCGTTGTCGCCGTCCATACGGCGCGCGTAAAGGTACCGGTCGCCCGGCTTGCATCCCTGAAGCATGTGCTCTCGATGCTCTGCTCGATGAGACCGGGGCCGCCTATGGGGGCCTCCGCCTTGTCGATCTTGAGCTCCGGGGCGTGGATGTCAAATACATAATTGCCGGAGGCAAACTTGAGATACGCGTTGAGCTTGGTATCGCCGTCCCGCCAGTCCAGGTATGTATCCGCCTCATAGCGTGGCACGGCAAACTTGAGGGTTACGGCCCTGAAACCGTTTCTCTGCGGCTCAAGGATCGTGGTTGCGCGGTTATCAAATTGGTCGACGGCCATATTGTTGTTGATCAGGAGCTCAAAGCTGTTGATCCCCACCTCGGCCTCACCGGCCAGGTCGGTTGCCTGTGCAGCTATCTTAAATTCCAGGTCGCTAAACATGATCTTCGCCGCATCATCTTCCGTGCTCAGGGCCAAAAGTATGGCTGCGGTGTTTGTGGCGGAGGCCAGATCCAATGCCTTAGCCACACCGCTGATTTCAAAATCCAGGGGTTTGTTTGCCTCGCCGGATATCTTGATTGTGTTGATCTTACAGCCCGCATACTCCCACACGCTCACGCCCTTGTAGGCCGCCGCCGTAAAGGAATAGTCGATATTTTTCGCCAGTGAGTAGGTGTTGTCGTAGAGCGCGGCGTTTGCAATCGGCGGACCCGCGTGGCCCAGGGCGGCCGCGATCACAAAATCAAGATCCTCGTATGTGAGCTTGCAGGGGATGGTAAAGGGATACATGGTGTTTCCCGCAATGCTCGATCCTATGCCTGCCTTGCCACGTAGCACCTCGTCCGCGTGTTTCTCGATCTCGTTGCCGAATGACTCCGACACAAACGGGATCGACTCGGTCACGGCAATGGCCGTGCCATAAGCGGCTTCCTTTTTAATGCCGAGAATTCCTTCAAAACCTTTTCCTATTGTCATGATATTTCCTCCTTTTTAATTTGAAATTTGATACTTGAAACTTGCAATTAGAAAGAGTTTCAACTATCAATTTTCAATTATTCATTATCAATTATCAATTATCTTTAAAGCCTCGTATACCGCATGGTGATGATCTTCATCTGTATCGCCGTGTCATCGTCCGCGAGAAGCTCGCTCTCGCTCTCCCCCACGGGCCAGGCAATGTCGGCCTGTCCGGACAGTAGATTGTTTTTGAGTGCCGCATACACCGCCGCCATAAGATCCAGGACGCCCAGCTTGGTCGTGGATGTATCGCCCATGATGGACGCCTCCGGCTTGTGGAGCTGCACATATATAATTATTTTGACATCGAGTTCGTGCTTCTCCTGGATGTTGGTCTGCATCTCATACGCGATAGACCCATCCTTGATTCCCGCCGCCGGAAACTTAACGGATGAGGGAATCAGCCGCTCATCCTCGGTCACGAATATGTCGCTGTTTCGGATCGTGGTCAACGATGTTTGAAGCTGTGTTTTTATCGCTTTTATCAGGGCTTTCATTGTGTTACATAATCCTCGAATATTCGTTGAAATACCCGCCAGTCCGCGTCCTGGACCACCAGGAAGGGTCGTTTCGGCATGGTCAGATTCATCTGTCTTGTATGTGCGCTGACAAGCACATGCCGAGGGGCGATTGCCTTTCCAAATGCCGTGTCCATATAGCGCCAGAATTTATTAACCTTGACATTCTTATTTATCTTTCCGCCAAGCTGATGAATGGCCCCGGACTTTACAACTGTTCCCGCGGTAAGGCTTGTTTCATCGGCCTTGACTGTGATGGAGTTCTTAAGCACTGCGGTATCCACCAATGTCTTTCCGCCGCCCGTTGCCGCCGCCCTTTTCGATGTCTTCCACCGCATGGGCCGGCCGCCGGTCTTGAAGTTTTTGCCTATCGAGCGCAACCATACCAGCCCGCACTCTTTGAGTGCCTGCTTGGGCTTTTCAAGGCGACCTATTATCTCGCCGATGTTTCGCTTGAGCTCTGTATCGTCTAAATTTAGTTTGAGTGAAATCATTAAAAACCGTGTAGTGTGTCCCTGGTAAAGAGCCTGGGCGACTGGTCTATATCCAGTGTGTTTGCCTCGGCGGGACTTCCGTCCGGGTCGTTTGCCCCGAGAGTGGCGATGCCTTTTGCCACATCTTTCAAAAATCGTATGGCATCGGTGTATCGCTTTTGTCGATCCTCGGGCACGCTTGTGCGCCGGGCATAGAGATTGTAGATGGCCAGATCCACCGAGACTTTGCGAATTATTGCCGGGACCGTGGCGAATGGGGTTGCATACCGTGCACCGCAATAGCCGTTGATCTCCGCGTCCGCGTCCGCAATGGCGCGGGTCACGGCGTCCGCGTCGACCGCGCCGGCGTCCGCGTCGTCGGTGAGTTGGACAAGAATATCACTGTCCATTTGCTCCAGTATATCCGCCTGTGTGCTGTATGCCATTATACGATCCCCTTACTTCTGAGGCCTTCTTGAATACTTTCCCAGGCCCGGTCTCGATCCGCGGCGGAAATATCTTCCTCCATTATCTCCTCCATTGCCGAAACCAACGGTTTGCCGTCCCCGGTTGTCTTGCCCCGTAATATCGCCTCTCGTGCCGCGGCTATCAGGGGATCCTCTGGCTGCGCCGGGGCAACGTAAACCGCATGTTCCAATATACCGGGCTCGGAGTCATCGGGCGGTTGTCCTGTGTCTTCGTCAACCGTAACCTCCACGATTAACATGGGCTCCGCTTTTAATATCGCAAGCTCTTTTTTCGAAAACCGATCATCATTGTGCTCGACCGGGTCCTTTGGATGTGCTATGCCGCAGCGCCGGAAATTATGTCGTTTACCTGCTATTTTTATCATAGTCTTGCTCCTATTGGCCCGCGCCAGTACTCCGGCGCGGGCACTATCACTGGGTTGTTAGCTTTCCAGGCCGAAGGCCGTCCTCTGTCCTCCGTCCTCTGTCCTCCGTCTATCACGCCCCGGTACTGCCGAACGATAGCTGCCAGAGGCCATAGCCACCGGCCGCCCGTGCCTCGGCGCCGAATCGGAATTTCTTCCGCATAAATACGTTGTCGGTTTCCTCCGTGGTCTGCTGCACGAAAACGGGTTTTTTCCGCTCCTGATATACGAAAGGCTTCAGGGGGCGGTTGGTTACATGGAGCATCCACTGAGTCGCGCTCGTAATGCGGGGATTTAGCAATAGTCTCGCCGTGCCGTGGTACGGGTTCGGGCTCTGGTCGGTCAACTTCGCGTTTTCGAGTATGAGCCTTCCCGTGGCCTCTAACGCCGGTCCGACTTCAAGAACATTCGGGATAAGGGCCAACGGCCTTCCCTCGTCATCCTTAAAGCTCATGATCGCCAACCGGGCTGCGCCATAACTCGCGGTAGCTGCCGCGGTGGTAGCCGCTGAAAGAGCGACCGCGCTTACGTTGCTCACGCTGGCGCCCGCCACATCGTGATCATTGTCGTAGAAATATTGCCCATCAAAGCAATCGGTTGCAAAGGCGTTATTTTTCAGGGTCGCGTCGAGCTCGTCCGGGAGCTGCTTCGCGCTGTAGCCCGCCTCCTGTGCCTGCGGTGCATAAATGCCCACGTTATCGTCATCAATATCGTTACGATCCACCTCTATCGTGGCCTCCCAGTCATCATTGACCACCGTATACTTGAATGCCTCCAGGTCTTTAATAACCTTGTCGCCCAGCCATTTGCGCATTTTGGGAAATCTCGACAGCCAGGCATAGTCGTTCTGGCCGGACCCGCTGGGGACCAGCATAGTGGTTTCTTGCCACACCGCCGGGGCCGCGTCGAATGCCTTGTTAAACGTGGTTTTCAGATTGATGAAAACCGACTCTATATTCGCTCTATTTACTATCATAATATTCCTCCTTTTTTTTGTTATCCATCCGTCGAAAAACTACGTTGAATATCTATTACGATGTTACGATGTTAATGCCTTGCGTTTATACTCGATCCACTGGGTGAGCATGATGACATCATCCGTGCCGAGCGTCCCGTCCTTGGGCTGCAGGGTCAGTTCTATTGCCGCCGGATATGCTGCCAGGTTTGCCAGTGCCAGGGTCAGGGTGACGTGCTGCACGGTCTTTGTCGCGGAGACTCCGACCATCGCATCGGTATCGCCCCCGAAATCCGCGTCCGCGTCATAGAGCGCGGCCACCACGTTGTTATATGCAACCACGGTGAACTTGGTGTCATCGGCATCGGTTGCGCCGACCTTGGCCGCCAGTATATGAACCACCGCGTTGGCGGTGACATCCATATCGGGCGGGACCATAGCCTTGGTTGCGACCGCCGTGGGATTGGGGTCATTGTTCCACCGGACGCCCATCCCCTTCGCCGTTACGCAAAAGCCAGGCAGGGGATTGGAGGCATTCGAGAACGCCGCCAGTGGTACCCCTGCATCGGTGATGGTGGGCATGGGGATATCGATGATGCCCTTGGTTGTTTTAATATGCTGGTAGATTTCCTGCATCATCCCCTCCAGATCTGTCTCGGTGGTAAATAAACCGGCGTCCGCGCCGCTGATGGCGCTTGCGGCGTGTGCCCCGGTTGTGTCCGCGATATGCGTGGCAACGTCTGCCTGGCGTATGGCAGGCTCTATGTCGATCCACGCGTGGGTTGTGTCGATATATCCCGCGATGATCCCGCAAAAGATATCGTGAGTGGTATAGGCCGTAATGTCCACGGTCTGATCGTCCACGAGAAAAACATTATCCCCCACGTTTGCGATAGTAATTGCCGTATCGAGAAGGGCTTTAATCAGGCCCCTCCGGCGCAGGACTACTTGCTCGTCGCCGTCCGATCCGCCGGAGTTATCTACCTGCTCGGTGGCCACGCCCTGAAATATCAGGCCCGCGGTATCCGCGCCCGGTACTGCATATCCATCGGCGGCCACGCATACAAACGAGCCTCCATAGATGGTATCCGCGGCGGACACCTCAAAGGCCAGCTCCACACCCTCGGTGTATTGCAGACTCTTGTCTTCTGTTAATGCTGTCATAATCGTTCCTCCTTCTGTTTGTTATCTATTATGTCCTGATTCCATCTCCCTGATGACCAGGATCATGCGCCAAAGGACGCCAAATCCTCCGCCGTATTACCAAACTGTTTGGCTATAAGCAGGGCGCCGTCCGTAATAGCGCCCGGTTTATCCTCTGGACCCGGGGCAATATCGCCGACGGGGATTACGCTGCCCGGTGGCCGCGAGAGCACGATGAGTTTAAATTGATCTGGGCTATTTAGGGCCAGATCCCGTGCCCATTTGTCCAGCTCGTCGGGAGAGGTTTTGCCTTCCTTGAGGGCCATCGACACAAGACCTTCCTGTTTCATCCCGCTCAGTTCCGCGCGCAGGCTTGTGACCTCCAGGCTCAACTCCTGGGCCGGTTTTTGTGCCGCGCGCAGGTCCGTGATGCTCTTAAGAACAACCTCTTTTTTTGCGTCGGTGCCCAGCTTTAGCTCATGCATAACCTCTCTACAGGCAATTACTTCCACCTGCTTTGACGCGGCCAGTTCAAGCTCCGTGTTTTTGGCCACGACCGCCTCTACGGCCTCGACCACCTTTGCCTCGTCGGCATTGTCCGCCAACTTGCATATCTTTTTAAGCTTCCCTATCGTCATCTTCTCCTCCTCTTGACCCGTGTTAGGATCATTTTTAAGTTTATATTCACTGTTCATTTTTGCCGTGATCGGTTGCAGATGGTTGATCTTAGGAAAATTAGTCAACGCAATGCTATCGATTACCACGACCCTCTGGTCCGCCAGCCGCACCCAGAAAACGGGGGAAAAATAACGGTACTCCCGCTTGGCGATATACTCCCTCGCCTTTTCCGTCCACTCTACCGTCGCCCACAATCCCTCGGTTCCCTTTTTCAGGAACGCGCGCACCCAGCCAGCGGCCGGGGCTTCTTTTCCGGTAAGGGTCTGGTGTTCATAGTCGATGACCAGGTCGTTTCCCCGGCGGTCAAACTCCGCGATAATGGAATCCATTGCCATATCATCCACAAATGCATCCTTATCGCCCTCGATTTGTACCGTCCCCGAGGGCAACACCTGAAATTCAGTGGGAGTCCCCTCGATCGCCTTTAAAATCAAATGTACTTTCATAGTATTTCCTCAATTTCAGTTATCACCACAGAGACACAGAGTTCACGGAGAATAATAATTTTTAAACACTGCTTATCTTTTTTCTTTCCAATTTCTAATTTCTAATTTCCAATTTCATCTTCAGTCGGTTTATGATCCCATCCCTCGTCAGGGATCAGGGGTCTGGCCGGCATCCTTTTTCCGGTTGCCGGGTCTACCGGCTCGATTAATTCCCCGGTCGGGTCGTGTGTCTCTATTGTAAGATTCTCCTCCTCGGCCGCGTATTTGTGTACCGCATGGACCGTGCACCGGCAGTTAAAGCCGTTGGGCGGATACCAGGTATCCCAGAAGGAATGATCCTCCGGGAAAACCTTGCCATCCAGGGCCGCGTGTGTCGGCCTGGTGCGGCTATCCATCACCGCGTCGTATTCCCAAAAGGGAAACCTCTCCGCCTGGTCCTTCATCTGCTTGTACCGCCCGGCCTGATAGGCCGTCTGTACATTGGTCCGAAAGATAGTCTGCACCCGCCAGGGCGTCATGTCCGGTGGCGTATCCCAGCCCCGCGCCTGAAAAATATCATCCAGCCGGTCCCGGAAATCACTCAGTGTCTCGCCCTCCGTAATGGCCGCGCTGATGGCGCCATGAATATCCTCGATAATATCCTTCGCCGCCACATCGGCCACGGTAAAAGCCGTGCGCCGCGCCCCCTCTTCCAGGGCATAATATTCCTCCGCCGCCAGGGGCAAAAGCCCCTCAAAATATTCCCGCGCCTCATCAAACGGCAATGGTGTTAATTCGATTGTCATAATATCCAGTTGTCAGTAGCCAGAGGCCAGGGATCAGTATTTTTCCGTCCTCCGTCCTCTGTGCTCTAACCTTTGAGCTTTGAGCTGTTAGCCAAGAGGCATTGCCTCCTGTGCAAGCCGCCCCACCGCTGTCTCGCAATCTTTTTCTGATATTTCAATCCCTATTGCCTTGCGCCCTAATTTTTTACCAGCTACAAGGGTTGTGCCTGAACCCATTGCAAACTCCAGCACCATTTCGCCTTCGTTGGTGTAGGTATTGATAAGGTATTCCATAAGTGCTACTGGCTTTTGGGTGGGGTGATTTACAAACTCCTTTGAGTTGGGCCGCAAAGAATTTATCTCCAAAACGCTACTTGGATTCTTCTTGTTTGCATCATATTTATTAGAATTAACCTCTATATACTTTAAGCCAGTTTGTGCGCTTCCAGAATTATGGAAACTGTAATTAGAACTTTGCGCTTGTTTTATCCGGTTACTAAGCCTTGTAACCATTTCCTTATTATACAAGGACTGTCCATCACAAAAAACTATAATGTTTTCATGATACTTCATGGGTTGTTTATTTGCCAAGGCAATATTTGAAGGATTTGATTTCTTCCAAATCCATTCATATTTAAACATCCCCATATTAGAGCTTATTAGGGTCGTGGTGAACGGTTGGGATGCAGTCATTACAATCGCACCATTAGGCTTGATAATTCGCTTCAGTTGCTCCCACATTGGTTCAAACGGTATAATCGAATCCCAAGCACAAGCAGTCGTGCCGTAGGGCGGATCTGCCATTACCATATCAACAAAACCAGTAGGGATATCCGGCATTATCTCTAAGCAATCCCCGTTATAGATCGTAATGCCGTTATGGTCGTAATATGGTTTCATCTTTTCTTCCCAATTTCCAATTTCCAATTTCCAATTTCATCTTCTTCCCCTACTCCCTCACACTCAGCCTCCCATACAACTCCGCCACATACACGGAGCGTGCAAGGAGCTCCTCCATTTCCTTCCGGTCCATTTCATCGTAGAGCGCGGAGAGCCCGTCACGGATCTCCTCCAGGGATGTGGCCCGTGCAATTAGTTTTTTTACCGGCGCCTGAAGGCCTGACATGACCCGTGCTGCACGATCCATGCCTGCCGCTACCAAACCCTCTACTGTCTCCTGTTCAGGCGAAAATGGGGTCTGTTTCGCGATAATGTGCCTGTCCTTGGCGGATGTCATCTCCGATTTTTGCGCCGGAGGATCCAATGTCGTCTCCCCTTTTTTCGGGAGAGGAATCTTGAATCGCTCCGACACATGCTCCGCCGACATGGGCTGGTTGATCTCACGGAGATTTTTGTATACCTCGGAGAGGTCCTTGAGATCCTCCGCTGCCTCGAATCGGAATTTGAACCACGGCAGGGGTGTGTCCCATCCGAAGTTGTAGCCCACGAGGGGGCGTATAAATTGTGAACGATATGTCTTGGCGAGAGACTCTTCATCCGCCTTGATGAGATCATGCCG